GAGATCAGGATCTTTGTCATGGTCCCACATGCTCCCAGCTCAGCTGGGGTGCACAAGGTGCCTGACACTAGTCACTGACAGCAGCGGTACCGAAGAGTCGAGATCCCACACGCTCCAGGGCCTCGCGCTGCTCGTCCCACTCGGTGTGAACGTACACCCCGAACGTGGTCTGCACGTTCGTGTGCCCCATGATCGTCTGCACCACGTGAGGCTGCGCCCCCATCCGGGCGAGGAGGCTGGACGCCCCGTGCCGTGCGTCGTGCAGACGCACTCGCCGCAGTCCCAGCCTCGACGACTGGCGAAGAAACATCTTGTGCAGGGCACTCGGGTCCAGCGGTCGGCCATGATGGCCGGTGAAAACGAGCCCGTGATCCTGCCACCGCTCCCCGGAGCGCCTTCGCTGCTCTCCTTGCCTGATGCGCTGCCTCACCAGCGCGTCAACAATGAAGTCCGGGACACCAATGCGGCCCTCATTCTTCTTGCGGCCCCTGCCCTTGACCCTGTACTCGACTTCCGTGCGCTCTCGCCCGGGAACAGAAAGGCGCTGCGACTGCCGATGCACGCGAATGGTGTGCGCCTCCCAGTCGATGTCACTCCACCTGAGCGCCCGAACTTCTGCACGCCGAAGACCAAGGATCAGCAACAGCAGCCATGCTGCGGCCATCCTGTGCCGCTGAACTCCCCTGAGAAATTCCGCCGCCTCATCAGCCGACCACGGCTGAGGTTCAACGTATTCAGGATCGGGGAGATCTACCAGCCGAGCCACGTTCCGCGCGATCACCTCCTCTTCCATGGCTGCGTTCAGGGCGGAACGCAGCGCCACGAGGACGCTCTTTGCGACACCGGGCCCCTTGGCCCGGATCAGGTCGTTCCGGAGTGACCTGACATCCGCGACAGAGAGCGCCTGAAGGCGGCGGCTCCCGAGCCTGGGCCTCAGATAGAGCCGGGAATCCCCCTCGTAGCGAGCGTATGTCGTATAGGGGCGTCCCTTGAGGATGATCTCTTCCAGCCAGTAGTCCAGCCATTCCGCAAGGGTGGAACTCCGGCTCGGTACCGGGATGGCATCCCGGACCTTCGACAGGAGTTCATCACGCTTCCGGATGCATTCGGCATAGTCCCGGTCGTAAACCCACTTGGGCTTCCTGGAACCGTCTGGCTGAAGCGTGAATACACGAGCCGCGTAGCGGCCATCCTTCCTCTTCACTGGGTCCATGCCGGACCCGTTCGGCCTGCGCTTCGCCATCAAGAGGTCACCTGGAAAGAATCCACAAAGCGCCTGACTTCCCGGAATTTCACGCGCCGTGAGCCGTCCATGAGTATCGTTCTGATCTTCTCCTGCTGTATCAGGGTGTAAATCCGGCTCCGCGACAACCGCAGATAGGCGGCCACCTCCGGGACCGTAAGCGGCTCCTCATCCCCGTACTGCATCTCGCCTCCCCGATCGGTGGGTCACTCTGTTCGTTTCATGTGCTTGTGGCAGTAGATCCCCGCCCTTAGCCCGCAGACGCAGGCTGGCTCTATTTGCTCCGGATTCCACGCCGTTAGGGCGTGAGCCGCCTGGTAGAAATACTCTCCGCCTGGAGGATTGAAGACGGGGATTTCCTTATGGAAGTCCCATGCCTCTCGGGGGCTCTTGAAGATAGGAGCCAGCATGAAGCGCCCGCGCCCGACTTTCGTGCTGGGATTCCAGGCCAGTCCTTCGCCGGCCGTCCGGGCGGCTGTGCCGCCCGCTGTGGCCTTCGCGAACTTCTCCGGAGTATCCAGTATCCCCCGGGCGGAAAAGGGCCCCAGAACCACCGTGAGAGGCGGCCTGGAGCCTTCCTGGATCTGCCCCACAACGGCAACCCTGGAAACCAGGGCGTCCGTCTCGCGGACTTTCTCTATGACGGCTTCGGCTATTTCCTCAGCCGTCTTCTCCTGATTCTGCGGATCGCTCAGAATATCCGCTACTGCCTTTACTGTCCGGCTCGACACTCTTAGCCCAAACTCTGATGGTTTCCGCTGTGACCTTGATGCCTCGGGTCTTGGCCAGCCAATCAGAAACTTTGTATGTGCTCACGCCCTTCTTGAGGGCGGCAGCGATCTCACGTCTCATGTCATAGTCAGCGCGCTGGCTTACGTCGGCCCGGGCGTCAATCCGGGCCAACAGGACGGTCTCTTCCTCCACGCTCAGCTTCTTCCGTCGCGGTGGCATCGTGGGGTCATCCTCGGGTGAGTGATCGGTCGGGGTGGCCTGAGTATGGCGCGCCCGGTGCACGTGCATGCACTAGGGCTCGCCAACGACCAAACTTACGACCGATCTGGCTGGTAGTAATCACCTCCCGTGATCATCTGCGTGGGTGGTGGGGGATGCCCGCCCCGCATGGGGGTACGGGGCGGGCTCTACGTACGGGGCAGAGGCTCTGTCCACGGCGTCATCGTGTGCGCACACTCAACCGCTTCGTGCGTGGCCGTACGGGCTCCGGCGTCAGCGCCTAGGATGTGCCGGATCACCGTTCCCCCGCCCGGATTCGAACCGGGATCTCCGCCTAGGGCTCTGCTCGGTTGAGCTACGAGGGACCGTGGCACCGTTGCGCGTCCCTGGTGGTGCCAAGCCAGGCTGACCGGACCCGCTGCGCGTCAGCGCGGGCCCTGACGCTCAACCGCCCCGGAGGGGCGGAGTCATGACGAAGGCCCCCGGCGAACGGGGGCCTTCGATCTGTTCAGTTGTCTACCGGCTACGCCGGGCCTCCCAGGAGTCTGCCGGGAGAACCCACAGCCATCGCGTCAGCCAGCCGAGCCCGAAGGCGAAGACCAGCATCGGCACGCCGGCGAGCGGCGCTCCCGTGGCAGTTACCGCCAGGCCCACGAGGGCCACCACGGCGGCCCAGAAGCCCGCCAGGACCGCTAACCCCCGTCTCACCGGAGGGAGTCCAGGAGGGCTCTCCAGGCGTCCGGAGAGGCAGCCAGCAGGCCCTTGCCCTCGTCCTTGCTGTCCCGGACGTACACGTTCGCGCCGGCGGCGACCTCTACACAGTCGTTGTTGCTGTAGCTTGACTTGACGAATGTCAGCGCGGGTTCCTGGTCCACTGGTCCACCTGTCCTTGGATGAAGCGAAGGGTCTCGCCCTGATTCATTGCAACCCTCTGCATGACGCTGAAGGCGCTCAACATCCTATTCATGTCTCCGGGACGGTGGGAGTAGAAACCCCCAATCACCGTCTCCACGTACCCGACATGGGGATACTCCCACGCCCCAGCCCTCCCCTCCGGGGGAAGGGTGTAGAGGAGGCAGTGATCCGCCAGGGCGGGGGGTACGTGGTCGTGCGGGAGGATCTGCATGCCTACGCGCTCCCGCTGCGCCATGATGAGCAGGTGCTTGAGCTGCGCAATGTGTACGGCGGTGGAGCCCGGGAGCGGGGTTGTGACTGCCCGCTCCCCGATGATCAGGTGGACCCAGGGGCCCCGTGGTTCCGCGAGCCGGTGGATGAGCTGCTGTACGCGGGCGGACTTGAGCAGCGTGCGTCGGCGAACCTCCATCTCGGGCAGGTCAGGATGCGCGGCCCGGGTGAGGGCCTGCATGTAAACGGGGACCTGGAGCAGGCCCGGGATTGCCGTGGGGCCGCCCCAGCTCCGGATTGAAAGGGCCCGGCCGTCGAGACGCGTCAAACTTTCGATGCCCTCGGCGCCGTACGCCACGTCCTCAACGCGACCGGCGCCCTGCTGATCGCGCGCCCGCAGGCGCGCGAGGAGGGTGTGCGTACTCTCCATAACTCCCTCTCCCTGGAGTCGAACTTACTTGCTGATTGTGGCCTTTCTGTCACACGGAGTGGGTAGTATGACACCAACCGGGCCTCCGTGTAACCCAGTTGGTTCCACTCACACTCCCCGAGGAGGCAGTAATGACCTGTCCGCACTGTGGCAGTACGAATGTCACCAGCCAGGGCGGCGGCGGTTTTTGGATCTGCCTGGACTGCAACCGGCAGTTCAAGAACTACTAGCACTCGCGATTGAGGTCACGGGCTAGCGCCCTGGCTTCCCTTTCCTCCAGGCCCCGGGCCGCCGTGGTGCACCCGTCAGGGCCCACGTGGTGGGCCATACCCCCCTCCGGGGTCACCACGTACCACTCCCCGGTGACGCTCTGCCTCGCCTCATGTCGGAGGCGGCTGGTGTCCGTGCCTTCGATCCCGATGTATCGACTATCCATGTGTGCACTATGCCTCCACGGGGACTTCCCGGCGGGGGCGATTCGCCCGAGTGGGTGACCCCACTCGGGATTGGCATATGCCAAGTGAGAAGCCCCCCGGCCCCGACCTCCGGCCGGCGGGGAAGAGATCGGCCCCCGTCTCGTGACACGAGACGGGGGCCGTAAACCCCGCAGATGCGGGGAGCAGATTGCGGCTGCCACTTCTCCAAGGGACAACCCCGCAGATGCGGGGAGCAACTGCCACAACTGGCCACTGTGTGGGCCAACCCCGCAGGTGCGGGGACGAGCGGTACCACCGTAGCGCACCCGGGCAGCGGATGTCAGCTAGACGCCCGCTCCGAGCCGATGAGCTGCATGCGGATCGCGTCCGCGGCATCATCGGAGATCTCAATCCACCAATAGATGTCCACGTCGCCCTCGTTGCGCACCAGCAGCTCCGGGCGCATGGGGCGCGTGCTCAGGATGACGGCCTCGTGCCCGTCAATGTCCACGAGCTGATCGAGCAGGACGTGAATTGACTCGTGCGCCTCGCGCCGATCCATGCCTGTCGCCTCAATGATCTCTTCGAGCAGGTCATAGGTGTTGATGGCGCGGCCGGGGTTGTTACTGGCGATCTCGGTGCTCATTGCTTCTCCTCTCCCGTGAGATCAGATGCCCGCACATGCGCAGGAGGCCCCCACCCGGACAGGAGGGGAGAGGCAGGCAGGGGCCTGCAACCATGCATGTACGGGCGTCTGACGCCACGGAGAGGAGAGCGCCCCCGAAGGGGCGCTCCCGGCCTTACAGCTCGTCAGCCTCCAGGAGGGTACGAGCCCAAAGGGCTACCCGTACCGCGGCGTCCGCACGGAGCGCCGCGTTCTCTGCCCTGTCGTAGGCCCCGAGCGCTTCACGCAGCTCGGCGCGGATGTTCTTGTGAACGTGATGCAGGCCCATTCCCTGGGCCGCCGTTCCCGTCTCCTCCATCATGCTCCCTCTCCCTGTAGAACCAAGAGGGTACGCGTACGAGACGCGTACCCGATGGCCCGGCAGGGCCGGGCGCCCCAGGGGGTTAGGGCGCCCGGCGGTCTTGTGGTTGAACTACTCCATCGAGCCGATGGGGCAGCAACAGGTCCCCACCCACACACCCCAATCGGGGTCGTAGTAGACGGACTCCACTTCGGTCCAATTGATGTCGTAAGAAGACGCGTAAATGTGCTCGTGTCCCACGGTCACTCACCGACCTTTTCCGCAAGGATCAAATCCTGGTGGCGTAGCTCCCTTTCGAGCAATTCAAGAAGTGCGCAAAGGGTGCTGTCTCCCTGCGTGGGTAGATGCCCGCTGAGCGCTTTTTTGATCTGGCGCACGTAGTGCAGTGACAGCCCCATGGGGGTGGCGGCGATGTGGCCGTGCTTGATACTCTCACTCATGCCGGATCTCTCCCAATGTCCGGTAGGCAAGTAGAGGCCCGGGGATGCCGCCCCGGGCCTCTGTGCTGCTCTGTAGCAGCGATAAGGCCACCGAGTGGGGTTCGGTGGCCAAGTCGCTACGGCAGTGCGTCAGACGTCGTGCGGATCGCCCCCGAGGGCGTGTCCTTCGGCGATCTGGTGATGCCGGCGAAGTGCGGTCGTCTCGAATGGCTTTCCGCATTCGGGGCAAGTAAGATTCTTGTCCAGTCGGTAAACATAGAGCCATTCATTCGCACCATAGGTGCGTGTAGTACGTTCACCGAAGACCTCGTTGAGACGATTTCCCTTGCGCGTTACTACTGTGACCTCACCTCCGTTGATCTTGGGGCGCCCGATCACTACCAGCACTGCCGTACTAGTCGCGGTCTCCTCGATTCTGTCCTGCGGTTTCAGGTTGCGCGCCTGAACCCCAAGGTATTCCCAGTGATAGCGTTTCGTGTCTCTCACAGCAGGTGCCCACTGACCTCGGAGCACATCTCGCACTCCCGGATGTGCTCCCGGATCTCTTCATCCGTGGGGCGCGTTCCGATGTGCTGAGCAGTGTCCCACAGCAGGAACATGCCGTCGCACTCCTCGGAGATTTCCTCACGGGAAATCTCGTACGTCGCGCGAGTCGCGCACGTGGGAGTGTGCATGTCGTCGCCCAATTGCGCTTGCGTGGTTGCGTTCCGATGGGGGCAGTTGCACTCCACGGTTTCGTTACTCATGACCTATCCCTCTCCTGTAAGGCCAACAGGGCGCACATCGTGATGTGCGCCCGATGGTCCGGCAGGGCCTCAGGCATTGCCCTCGCGATACCGCTGAACCTCGGCGGCGACAGTCCCAGGCAGATACTCCCGGTCGCCGTTGTCGTGACGGACGATAGTAGTTGTCCGCATTTCGGCACCCTTACCGGCCTCCCTGAGCTTGCTCAAGGCGAGGTCTTGCCGATAGACATATCCGCTGAACTTGGGGCCAGTGATCTCCCAAGCTTGAACATACTGCGCCATGATCCCCTCCATGGTCTCTCCCTCTCCTGTAAGACCAGTCGAGCCTACGGCACTCCGTAGGCTCTCAGGCCCGGCAGGATCACGGGGTGGTGAGTACCCGTGCGGCCCGGCGTGTCACGCCCCGGGCGTACGGGTAGTACCTCAGCTCGTGCCTGGCTCTCATCACGTAGAGCCGTGCGGGCAGGGGCGCCCCGTAGACAACTCCCTCAGGGGCTACCCTCGCACGCCGGCGGGCGGCGGTGACAGTGTGCCTCATGACCTCTCCCTATCGCATATCCGCGAGATAGCATTAATAATCGATCTCGGCCTGTGCGAAGTCCCAGGCGGCATGCGCCACTTCTTCATGTGTCATCGGGGTGCCAGTGCCGAACTCGTCATTGGCGAGCACGAATACGCCGCCGTTGCAAACCGTCACGGTCCACGTGCCGTCATAGCTCTTGCCGAGAGTGCCGCCACCATCTTTGCTCACCGAGATGGTGAGTCCCTGAATGGTGGTCGTGTACTCCGCCTCATCCATGATCTCTCTCCCTTAGATCACATTGGCTGGCTCATCAGCGGGGGGGCGCCACCCTCCCCGGACGCCCCAATGGGGCGTTTCGCCTCAGCCCTTACCCGAGCCATCGGAGCGGAATTCATCCGCTGGCACGGCAATCGTAAAGGTCATCCCCTCCCACAACTCGGGATCTTCCGCCAGTCGTTGCCGCATTTTCGTCTGCGCCATCAACCAATTGGAAGCGGATATGGTTGCGGGTATCCAGTACTTGGGATCATCAATCTTGTAGATGTGAATGTCATACCATCGCAGCACGTCTTTCACTCCCCCTCCCGGGGATACCGCGGCAGCTTCGACAGGAATCTGTTCGTTGCCCTAGTTTCCGCGGGGGTCGGATCGGCGCTCGCCAGGATTTCCGCATCGTAGCGCAGCCATTCCACCATCCATTCAGGTGGATCAACCAGTACCCGCGTATAGTTCCGGCCGTGGCGGCGGATGGAACACGACTTGAGGTAAGCGGAATACTCTCGCTCCTCTTCGTCCCCCGGGGTCTCTACCGCCCCGGTGCCCATGATGTAGGCGTCCAGGGCTCCGGGGATCTCCAATTTCCTCATGATCTTTCTCCCTCTGTAGATCCAAGAGGATGCACGTTCAAGACGTGCATCCGATGGACCTGCAAAGCGAGTCAGTCAGTGCGCCCCTCGAAACCGAAGCTCACACTGTAGCGCCAATCGTGCCCGACCAACATTCCCGATCCGTACCCGATGAAGCAATGGTGGGGCTTGCCAAAGCCAAGCTCCTTTGCCCACTTGCGCGCTTCGCGCTTGGCTGCGCGAAGCGCTTCCGCATCGGACGTGAACCTCCCGTCACCGTAAAGATGCACCCAATAGGCCGTACCGCCGCGAATCTCGCGCTCGACTCGCGCGACCTCAAAGGCCATGATCTCTCTCCCTTAGATCACGATGAACTCATCAAGCGGACAGGGCCTCTATCCCTGCCTGCATGACGAGAGGCATTCCCAGTAGTTCAGGAGAAGGAATGCCCTCGTGTGAACGAGCTGCCCGGTCAAGTCCAGCGGAGTCACCACCTATGCGCGGAAGCGCACTGCGACGGTTCTCATTCAACCATTCCGGCCACTCGTTCGTTCGGCCTCACTGTTGAGTTTTCAAAGCCTCCTGCACTCCGGCCGACCGCCTCTCGGTGGCCCTGCCGCGTGCCCTGTCGTGCTGTGCGCCGCTGTGCGCCTGTCGGCCGGGGACCCTCACAAGGGCTCCACATCCGGACCGTTGCCACCCCGGCTCCATGACCTCCCCTCGGGGGAGCGGCCCGCCGGGCGGTCGTGCTTGGCGGTGCGAGACAGACTCTCTCAAGCGCCAAGTTTTCCTGTCAAGTAAAGAGACGGTAAAGCCATCCCGTGAGCATCATCCTTGCAGGTCACAGGCTCTCATCCGGAAAGGTTGTACGGGGCGTCCAAGATCTTTGATGCCAACTCAAGTTGGCATCCGCTCAGTCACCTCGCGTAACCCTGACGAGGTGACATGTCCACCATCTGGGACGCCTCTTGACAAGTCCGCCCTGGTCACACGTGTGAAGCACGTGTGCAGGTAAGGCATACCTAATGTCACTCTCTGGCATGGGACCGCTCCCAAAGACACGCTGTGCACCATTCGGGGCACGCTGTGCCGCCAAGGGGTCACGCACGGGCGCACAGGAGCACGGCAGTGCTCCGGCCCCTGACGTGCACTCAGCTCCGGTTCACCGGCCAACAGAGCCCCGGGAAGGGCCCTGTGCGCCTGCGTGCGCCCCTCGCAGGGGCGAGTGGCTGTCCGGTACCGGGAAGGCCCTCACGGCGCCTCACAGAGGCGTACAGACGTTCGAATCCCCTCCCCCGCCCGCCTTCGCGGCCGGAGAGAAGTCCGGAAGGGAAAGGGCGTGCCCATGTCAACCCTTTCAGGGTTGAGTCCGGCGAGGAAAGCCGGGCAGCGAAGCTGCCCTCGCGCACGCATGCGCGTGCGTAATCCGGCAGCGAATGCTGCCGGACATGAATGAGCTGCCCGCAAGGGCAGCTTCCCCATAAGGGCCGCTCTTGCGGAGCGGCCCAATGAGTACGGCGACGAAGGAGCCGTACCCGTGCACCACCACAGTGGTGCACACATACAAGGGCAGAGCCACAGCTCTGCCCCATGTGTATGCATGCGAAGCATGCACATGTACAGGTGACGAGCCGATTTGCCCTTGCTATGCAAGGGAAAAGAGGTGAGTCACCTATTTTTCATTGAGTCGAGCCACATATTCATGTGTCTCGCCCTCATATATTTATATTATGGGGTCTTTGACCCCACATTGTTAAAATCCGTGGCTCGACTCAATGAATGGTGTAACCATTCATTTCGCTCGCAAACCCCGTAGTCTTATGGCGACCCTTCAGGGTCGCCTTGTCTTGTAATATCCGAGCCGCTTTAGGGCGGCTCGGTATTACTTATTCCGGCCAGCCTTGACGGCTGGCCCATATATATTCTTGGCGCCTCGGTGGCGCCGATTTCCCCGCGCCGGTGGCGCGGGACATGGAGCCCCGGACAGGGGAGGATCAGCGCATTACTGCTGATCAGCGCGGCATGTGGGCTCAGGTCTGGTGTGTGTCCGCCACGGCGCTCCTGCCTCCGGACGCCTGGCCCTCGTGGAATTGCCCGGCGAATCGGGCACATCAATCGGCGCCCTCTAACGGCCGGCCTCCGCGTTCTGCGCGGGGGGCCGGGGAGCGTGCTCAACCCGGCGTGGCCGAGTGTACTCGAACGTCTCTTCGATCCAAATCCGGAGGCTTGCCCTCCGCTTAATTCCGAGGCCCTGTGCGGCCGTCTAACGGCCTCGCACGTGCGTTCGAGTCCCCAGTACCATAGAAGCCGCGAGACGGCCCCCAAGGGGCCCCTGAAGGCCCGGAGGGCGAGGCGTGACGGCATGGCCAAGCTGAGAGTGCTAGCAGATGGCAAACTCGCCCCCCGGGACCGGAGGGTTTCCAAGGCGTCGGCCGCTGACGCGAAGAAGATCATTCTGGCCACCGTCCGCAGCGGCTACACCATCGAGGAAGGCTGCCGCCAGGCGGGCAAGGGGCGCTCGACCTACGACTACTACCGCCGGACGGACCCCGACTTCCGCGACCTGATCGACAGGGCCCTTCAGGACAAAATCGACCGGGCCGCGGGCAACCGCGCCGAGCTGCCCGAGTTCCCAGAGTTTTCCGAGCGGTACTTGAACACGCGTTTGTTCTGGCACCACTTGCAGTGGGTGGACCTCCTGGAGGGCCGGGAGCCCCGGGATCTGCACCCGAACCAGCGGTTCATTCGTGGTGACGAGGATCAGATCCTCGTGAACACCCCGCCGGAGCACGCGAAGAGCACCACACTCACTGTCAACTACGTGGTGTGGCGGATCTGTCAGGACCCGAACGTTCGTATCCTGCTGATCTCCAAGACGCAGGACATGGCCAAAAAATTTCTCCTGAGCATCAAGGAGCGCTTGGCCGAGTCCGAGGCTTACATAGACCTCCAGCAGGCTTTCGGGCCGCCTGGGGGCTTCGCCGAGGGCGCCGCTTCCTGGACTGCCGACCGGATCTATGTCGCCGGGCGCGACTCCGGCGAGAAGGACCCGACCGTTCAGGCGGTAGGAATCGGCGGCCACATTTACGGGTCCCGGTGTGATCTCGCCATCATGGACGACTGCGTAGACCACACGAATCACCAGCAATTCGAGTCTCAGATCAACTGGATTCAGAACCAGGTGGGCTCTCGTGTCGCCGACGCCGGCGGCCGGATGCTCCTCATCGGCACCCGAATGGAAACCGTGGATCTCTATTCCGAGATCCTGAAGCCTCAGTACTACGCCGAGGGCGAGAGCCCCTGGACGTACCTCACTCAGCCCGCCGTGCTGGAGACGGCAGAGAACCCCGAGGATTGGGTGACCCTCTGGCCGAAGACGAACCGGCCGCCCGTTACCGTCGCCGCCCGCAAGCTCGTCCAGCAGGACGAAGACGGCCTCTGGCCGATGTGGGACGGCAAGGCCCTGGCGAAGAAGCGGCGCAAGATGTCGCCGCGCAACTGGAGCATGGTCTACCAGCAGGAGCAGGTGGCCGACGACGCGGTGTTCAAGATGGCAGCCGTTCAGGGCTGCATCGACCGGGCCCGCTACCCGGGCCGCCTTTTCGCCGGCCAGCCTCAGCACCGCAAATACGGCATGGAGGGCCTGGCCGTTGTCGCCGGGCTCGACCCGGCGGCAGCTGGCTACACGGCCATGGTGGTGATCGGCCTCGATCGGCAGACGGGCACGAGGTGGGTGCTCGAAGTCGTGAACAAGAGGGCCCTGCCTCCGCACGAGATGCGTGCGGAGCTGTACCGACTCACCGAGCGGTACGGCATCCAGGAGTGGCGCGTCGAGCGCAACGCCTATCAGATGTCGATCATCCAGGATCGGGACATCCGGCAGAAGCTTGCGGCCCGAGGCTGCATGATCAAGCCGCACCACACGGACTCGAAGAAGTGGGACGCGGACTTCGGTGTCGCCTCGATGGCGACGCTCTTCGAGGGGTGGGAGTCGGGCCGGAACCTGATTCGGCTTCCGTCTCAGACGCAGTCGGAGAGCGTTCGCGCTCTCGTGGAACAGCTCTGCTCCTGGTTCCCGGAGACCAAGGGGTTGACGGATACCGTCATGGCCCTCTGGTTCGCCGAGATCCGCTGCCGCGAGCTGGTGGGTACCGACTTCCCGGATACCCACTTCAGCGACTCTGAGTTCATGACTTCGCGGTCATCTGAGGATCAGGTCACCATCGACATTGATTTCGCTCTCCAGCATGACTTGGTGACCAGTTGGAACGGACGGTGGAACTGATGGCTACTCCCCTATCGGCGGATAGGCTCGTGGCTGCCCTCAGGGCGGAGGGCATCTCCGTCCACGAGCATTCAGGCTGGCGCACGCACAACAGGGCCGGACACGGCGCCTGGGGCCCCGTCAACGGGGTGCTGATACATCACACCGCCGGTCACGGCGACCGGGAGGTGTGCTACGACGGCCGCTCCGACCTGCCGGGGCCGCTGTGTCATGCATGGCTCGGCAAGACCGACGGCTTTTGGATGATCGGCAATGGCCGAGCCAACCACGCCGGGAAGGCGGACAGTCGAGTTCTTGCCCAGGTTGCCAACGAGAGCTACGGCACTCGGCCGGTGGCTCCGGGACCCGGGGACGTGGACGGCAATGCCGTCTACTATGGCCTCGAAATTGAGAACCTGGGCAACGGCAAGGACCCGTACCCGAGCAAGCAGTACGACACCGCCGTGCGCTTCGCTGCCGCCATCTGCCGGGCTCACGGTTGGGGCGCGAAGTCCGTAATTGGGCACAAGGAATCCACGAGCCAGAAGATCGACCCATCGTTCGACATGCCCACATTCAGGGCGCACGTCGCCGAGCGGCTTGCGCATCCGGCGAACTGGAACCCCAAGGAGGAAGACATGCCTTTGAGTGCTGACGACATCGCGAAGGTCTGGAAGAGCGACATCCTGACTTCCGCCCCCGAGGCTGCGGCCAGGGGGAATGAGACCGTGACTCCGGAGACCTGGTTTACCTACCTGGGGGCGCGGGTTCGGGAGATCAAGGCGGAGGTTGCGGACCTCCGAAAGGCGCTGCCGACTGGCGGTGTGGATATGGAGGCTCTTGCCGATCTTGTCGTCGAGAAGATTGCGCAGCGTCTCGATAGGTAGGGCATACTTCAAGTTGAAGTTTGCTTAAAGCTCGGAGGCGCCATGGACCCCATGGAAAAGATTGCTCGCAGGGTGGAGGCCCTGCGGCGTGATGCCACTGAGCGCGATGAGCGGCACCAGCTTCTCTATGACGCTCGCGCACAGAAAATGGACCGAATAGCGCCCGGCACTATGCCGGACGCGTGGCCCAAGCCGATCGTGGCCAATGCAATCGACCTGGCGGCCCGGCAGCTGGCGGAGAATCTGGCGCCGCTGCCCTCCATCAACTGTGCCAACGGCACCTCCACTTCCGAGGCCGCGAAGCGGCGCGAGTCGAAGCGTACAAAGATCGCGTACAGCTACATCATTGATAGCTGCTTCGAGACGAAGATGCCGACCGGCTGTGATTGGTATCTGAGCTACGGCTCAATGCCGATCGTCGTAGAGCCAGACTTCGAGGCCGGCGCCCCCCGCCTCCGCATTGACAATCCGATGAAGTCGTATCCGCAATTCAATTTGTCGGGCGATGTCATCAGCTACACGAAGGTGTGGCGAGAGCAGGCATGGAAGCTGGCGGCGAAGTTTCCGCAGCACGCCGACACCATCATGGGGCGCGGCGACGCTGGCATGAATGTCAGCTCGGGCGCCATGGCCGAACTGGAAGTTGTCAAGTACTGGGACAAGGATCAGATCGTCCTCTACATGCCGGAGAGAAAGAATCTCGTTCTCTCCATGATGGAGAACTTCTTCGGTAAAGTCCCGGTCGCGATAGCGCAGAAGCCGAGTTGGGATGACCAGGAGCGCGGCCAATACGATGACGTGATCTGGCCCATGCTGGCCAGGAACCGCATGGCGATGCTGGGCTTGCAGGCGACGAACCAGACCGTTCGCGCTCCACTCGCCCTGCCGAGCGACGTGCAGAAGATCAGCTTCGGTGATGACGCCATCATCCGGACCGACAACCCGGACAAGATCCGCCGTGTCGGCACGGATATCCCAACTGCCGCTTGGCAGCAGGAAGCTTTGATTGCCGAGGAAGTCCAGCGGGGCACCAGAACCCCGGCTGCGGCTACTGGTGATATTGACGCCAGTATCATTACCGGCAAGGGCGTGGAGGCCCTTGCCGGTGGCTATGACATCCAGGTGCGAACCGGTCAGTTGATGATCGGTCACGCGCTTTCGCGGGCCCTTGAATTGGCCTTCGAGATGGACGAGAAGTTCTGGCCGGGTGCGCAGAAGGACATCTCCGGCGTCATCAATGGAACGCCCTTCGAGGAGACGTACACGCCCTCGAAGGACATCAAGGGTTCATACCGGGTGAGCGTGAGCTATGGCTTCGCCTCCGGTATGAACCCGAACCAGGCCCTCGTTTTCCTGCTCCAACTCCGGGGTGATCAGCTCGTTCCCCGGGACTTCGTTCAGCGTCAGCTTCCGATGGACGTGGACGTCCAGCAGCTTCAGGCGCAGGTCGATAAGGAGCAGACCACGGACGCCCTGAAGCAGGGCCTCTACGCCATGCTCGCGTCCATTGGCATCATGGCTCAGCAGGGTATGGACCCGACACAGCTTCTCCAGCAGGCGGCGAGCATTATCGAACTTCGGGACAAGCTCCCGATGCATGAGGCGATCCTCAAGGCTCTCGCCCCGAAGGAGCAGCCGCAGGACGCGGCAACGACGGCCGCAGCCGAGGGCGGCACGCTGCCGGGGCAGAGCCCGCTCACGGGCGGTCCACAGAATGTGGCGCCAGGGCAGATGCAGATGGGTGCCGGCGGACAGCCGGACATGATGAGCCTGCTCGCCGGACTAACACAGAGAGGCGCGCCGGATCTTCGCGCCTCCGTTTCTAGGAGGGTTCCGGCATGACATGCCGAAGCTGTGGCCGGGCGCCGGAACGCGGCGTCGAGACCCATTACATAGGTTGCAAGCGAGCGAAGAAGGCTCCCGAGCCGGAATCCCCGGCGACGGAGCCGGGGGCCGAGCAGTGCGCCCGTGAGGGCTGCATGAATCCCCGGCTACTCAGCAAGGGCCCCCGGGCCGCGAAGTATTGCGAAGAGCACAAGACCCGAAAGGGAAAGTAATGGCTGACATGAGCGACGGTTTCCATTCGGCCGCCAGGCCGCAGGAGTCCCTTCAGGGTGACATGGGTCCGATTCACACCCAGATGCCCGCGACTTCGGAGTCGATGACCAACCCCCGCAGCGCGGCGCCTGACAACGTGGATGGGAGCTGGACGGGCTTCCTCGCCCCTCACCCCACCGTCCCGGCGAACTCCAACCCGGTTCACTAATCCGTGACGACGCCAGCAAGCGGCCGGGGCGGCTACCGCCAGCCCGCACAGGGAGCACCTGTCAGCGGGCCGGGCCCGCTTGCCCGGCGTACCGATGGCCCGCAGGGCGGGGGCCAGCCGGTTCGGGTGCCGACCGGCGGGAGCTACGGGGAAGGGGCCGAGCTGCGGGACCTCCAGCAGGCGGCGCCCCTTAGCGCCTCCGAGGGCGGCGGCGCCGGGGCGGGGGTGGACCTCTCGCAGCGCGTTGCGTTCGGTGCACCCAGCACCCAGCCGGGGACCCCGGTTACAGCCGGCGCCGCAGCCGGAGCCGGGCCGGGCCCGGAGGCCCTGGGGCTGACCCAGCAGCCAGACGCGGACATGCAGCAGCTCATTGCTTACCTGCCCGCCCTGGAGCGTATGGCCAACGCGCCCGGGGCCAGCCGGGCGAGCAGGAACCTCGTGCGCTACATCAAGAGCCGCATTCCGCCGGGGAGGGGTTAATGGAGACTTGGTTCGCCGACATGGGTAACTATTTCGCGGCCTACCCGGACGCCCCGGCACTGGCCGTGGATATGGCCCTCCACGGGCCTCCGCAGGGCGGTTACGCCCTGGCGCACGCAATGGTGCGTACCTCGGACGTGATAGACCTCTATCCCCCGGATGGCCCGACCTATGGGTAATTGGTTCGGTGACCTCATTGATGATGCCGGACACGCTATCAGTGAGGTCTATCACTCGACACCCCTCCCGGGGCTGTTTGATATCAACCCGCTAGACAACCGGAGTTCCACTCCGGAGGGCCCCGGGGCGGCTCAGGTGGCGGCTGCCAGGCACACCGTCACCCACGCACTTACGCAAGGCGTTGAGCGCTTCAACCAGGCTTATGAGTACGTCTATGGGAATGCCATCTCGCAGCCCATTTCCACGGCCGTTTTGATGTCTCAGCGTCCTGGAGACATCCTCTCCCCCTCCGAGTGGTCTCGGACCTGGACGGCAGCGAACTACATCTCCCCCGGCCAGGCGGTGATGCTTCCGTATGCCGGAGAGAACGTCGGTGTCCAGCTGCTTGGCGCCAGCCAGACTTTTACCCCTGGCGCCAACATCCTGCTGAATCACCTCCTGGGCGATCCGGATGCCGCCGATAAGGCGGTCGGTTCTTCCCTGGTTCACTATGTACCCCCTGGGATCGAGAACGCGGTTCCCGGCTGGGAGGACATGGGTTTTGACGAGCAGCAGCGCATTCTTGCCGACATGGGGATGCCCGTCGATCCCCGCGGCGGCAACGCGTACATCGCTCAGCTTCGCTCTCGCTCCCTGAACTACCGCCTCCTTAGCGGCGGTTTTGACTTTGCCGTCCGCTGGTATGCGGACCCGATCACCCATGGCCTTCGCGGGGCTGGTGCCGCCCGGAGGGCGATGACCACGGCAGCCCGCCCGTCAGGCGGCTGGACGCAGGGCCAGATCGCCGACCTGATCAACAACAGCCGCACCCAGCAACTCATCAATTTTCTCAACGAGAACCGGGGCAACCCGGCCCTGATCTCCAACACGGACATGGCGATCAGGTCGGGAATGGGTCCCCGCCTCGGCGCTATCAATGAGGTGCTGCGGAATGCGGACGAGGTTCAGGAATTCATTCGCGTAGGCATGGGAGACGTAGCCGCTCAGGAGCGGCTAGCGCAATCCAACGCCTTGGCCAGGCAGCGTCTTGACGCTTATCGCTCTCGGCTCTCCTTGCAGGAGAGCTACCTGGCTCAGACCACCGTTCGCGGTCCTCGCGCCGAGCAAATGCGCGCCCTGGCGATGCAGGAGCGCCAGCGGATTCAGGAGGCCATCAACGCCGATGAGGCGCTGGTGAACCGACACAACCAGATTCTTGAACATGCTGACGAGATAGATCGGCTGTACTACGGCCGAGGACAGTACCGGCGTGCCCGCCGCCGCACGGCGGCTCAGGCGGATTACACGGCTGGCCCAGCTCGGGGCCGCCGCGCCGAGCGTGTAGGCCCCGCCGGCGACGGTACGGGGATTGTCAAAACCCGAATGTGGGGGCTGGGCGACGCCTTCGCGATGCCCGTCACCATGGTGAGGATGGTGAAGAATGCCCACCCACGGGGTTTCATGGAGCTGGACAACGGGAGCGCGTTCAGCGCCGAGAACATTTCAGAACTGCGAGCACAGCTCGCCCGCATACCCGGGCTGAATCCGGCCCAGCGTCAGGAGCGACTGAACCAATATCTCGCTACGCAGTCTGAGGGTGAACGCCTCGCCTTCCTGGAGACCATGGGCGCTGACGCCATGGCCCGGATCGCCCGAAAGCACGGCCTTGACCCCAAGGCCGGTATTGAGATTTGGGAGCGGAACCGGACGACCCGCGAGGGCCTGAGGGCGAACATTGAGCAGCAGTACAGCGCCGCCCGGATGAGCCGGGACGGCCGACCCGCTATCCGCGTTGACGCATTCGAGGGTGACCACGGGGTGACCATTCACCCGAACTCCGTGAGCCGCCTGATCAATAATCACGTCCTGGACGATCTGGCCGAGTTCGACAGGGTGATTCGGCGGAATGCCGGTAGTTTCCAGGCCCTCAGGCGCAGCCTTGGGGCTGGGCAGGACTGGATTACTGCGGCCGGAGATCAGATCAACCAGCTCTGGAAATTCTCTACGCTGTTCCGTATCGGCTTCATCCCTAGGACTTTCGGGGATGAGATCGGCTCACAAATGGCCGCCCTTGGCGCGGCCACCATGCTGATGCGGGCCGGATACGGCGTGAACAACTTGGTCACCAACCTCGTGCACCGGACCACGAGGGGCATGGACCATGCGGTTCGACTGACGAGCCAGCAGGCTGTTGACTATGCGGAGGGATATCTCCGCGAGATCACTCCTCAGATCAGGCGCCTGAGGGGCGCTCAGGCTGCCCAGACCGCCGGGGCGGAACGGTCGCTCGCCCGGGCGACGCGACTGCGGGACGCGGCCCGTGAGCGCCTGGAGGCGCTGCCTGCGGATGCGCCCGAGGCGCGTCGAGCTGCACACGCGACCTTTCTGGAGCGCCGGGAGGCGCAGCTTCGCGCTGCCCAGGCGCGCACCTCCGTCCCCGCCCCCTACAGGGCGGACCGCCTGGAGGAGCTGGAGGCCATGGCAGCCGAGCTGACGGCGCGCCGTGACGAGGCCCTGGCCCGTATAGCTGCCGTAGAGCAGCGCCAGCAGCGCGCTTTTCAGGGCAGCAGACCGGTAACCATTGGGGGGCAGCAGTTCCCTGCCGCGCTCGCCGGCTCACAGCGGGCCGAGTATTACGCCAAAATCACGTCCGGCACCGAGGCGTACGACCAGCTCCTGGCGACCAACCGGCAGTTGATTCACAACAATTTGCTGCGGTCTTTCGATAACGGCGGGCGGCCGATCGACGCCGTTGCCGACGAGGGCCGCCACGCCACCGCGTGGGCCAGGGCCATCAATGCCCAGCTTGCAGGAGATGACCTGTTTCGGCGGATGATCGCCGGGGCGACGGACGATGAGGCGATTCGCTGGCTTCGTAGCGCCCCTGAGGGGCGCGCCTACTGGAAGCGCCTGGGCGTGGAGTCCATGTCCACACCCAGCGATTTGGTTGCCCGTGCGCGGGCTGAGATTGACGACTATCTCCCCCTCCCGGAGATTCGTCAGCAGGCGCTCACCCCGGAGGGGGTGACGCCCGAATTCCTCAGAGAGGCCGTGCCCGTCACGGCACGGCCTCAGGTCCATGAGGGCCTGATTGGCACTCGCGGAATTGATCAGATGCGGGGTGTCAACCGCATCATGAGGAACTGGTATCACTTCGCCAGCTCCCTGCCCGCCCGGACCTTTTCCCGGCACCCGCTCTTCAACCAGCTTTATGAGGGCCACCTGAAGACTGTGGTATCTCAGCGCACCGCACAGGGCGCCGTTCCGCGCACTGTCGAAGAGGTCGAGCGGGCGGCGGAGGTCGCTCGACGGCTTGCGCATAGGGATATGAAGAAGCTGGTCTTCGACATCTCCCACAGGTCGGACGCTGCTGCGGCCCTGCGTTTCATATCGCCGTTCTTCTCGGCAACGACCGAGAGTTTCCAGCGCTGGGGCAGGCTCATCGCTGACAAGCCGGAGATCCTGGGCTACGCCCAAAAATTCTTCAACGCGCCGGCCTACATCGGCCACCTTCAGACCTCTGAGGGTTATGCAATTTTCCCGGACGGGACGTACATCGATCCCGTCACCGGACAGCGGAAACTTGCGCCGAAGGATGATCGCTGGATTGTCGGCCGAATGCCTGAGTGGCTGATTGACACTCCCCTTGGCACTGCCCTCGGAGTTGAGCGCAGCAGCGGCAACTTCTCGCTGAGCCAGAACTCAATCAACCTTGTCACGCAGGGAGATCCCTGGTTCAATCCGGGCTTCGGGCCCATTGTGCAGATCCCGGTTGGTGAGTACGTCAAGGACAAGCCGACTCAAGCCGAACTGGCACAGCACCTTGGCATCCTCCCCTTCGGGGCCCCCAGCGGTGGCAGCATCGTTGAGCGGGCGGCGCAGTCGGCCGCCCCCTCCACCATCCGGAATTTCCTCACCGCGTTCGATACCAGCGATTACCGGTATCAACAGGTCAAGATGCAGATCACCCAGCGGGCCATCTTCCTGCACGAGACGCAGGGCATCCCGATGCCCAGTGCCCAGGAGATCGCAGACCAGACCCGCGAGTATTGGTTCTTCCGGGCTGCCAGTTCATTCATTCAGCCTGCTGCCACGCAGCAGCGCGACGCCTTCGAGTTCTATCGCCAGCAGTACCGCAACCTCCAGCGGGAAAACCCGGAGACCGCCGACGTAGAATTCCTGGACCGCTTCGGCGATGACTACTTCATCTTCGCTCAGAGCATGAGCAAGAACGAGGCCGGCATCCAGGCGACGAACGAGGCGTACCGCCTCAGTCAGCAGTATGAGGATGTGCTCCAGGAGTTCCCCGAGCTGGGCTCCCTCATCATCGGCCCGGAGGGCAAGGGACCTTTCTCGCCGGCCGTCTACACCTACCAACTGAATCACCCGCTAGAGCCGGGTGATCCGGAGGCGCAGAGGCGCCGTCTCTCGGCGCGGGAAATGCTGGAGGAGAACAATAGGCGCCGGGGCTGGGCCCAGTACACGAGTATTGTGAACGGGCTTAACGCTCAAGCGGTTCAGCGTGGTCTCAATAGCATTCACGACGCCGGCGCCGAGGACCTGGAGGAACGACGCCAGAAGCTCGTGTACCTGCTCGGTTCGCCTCAAGTGGATTTCGGGAATGGGCTCGTGGACAACCCGTACTACAACGAGCAGTGGAGTACGGATTGGTACTCTTTCGACGCCATGAAGTACGACCGCCTGATTCCTCAGCTTGACCGGGTGTCCAGAGAGGTCCTGGAGCGCGACCCCGGCCGCTCGGATATGCAGGCTTTGCGAGTGTACCTGCAAGGTCGCCAGACGATTCAAGAAGAGCTTTCAGCTCGGGAATTTACTACTCTTGGGGCTCAAGCCAATAGAGATCTCCGGGCCCGGTGGGGCTCCTTCGTGGGGCAGCTCACGGAGGCCAGCACCGATTTCGGCGACTTGTGGTCTCGCTACCTGTCTCGGGATTTGGGTGTGGACGTGACCGAAGAGGACGCCTACCGGGCGACACAGGCACAAGAGGAGGCGGCCTGATGGCGTTGCGCGGCGAATCTGGAGGCAATGACGAGCCAGGCGGTATTGGGAGCGCGCTGGACAGTGTTCAGTTGCCCTCGGCGGGGCAAGCGGGGGAAGCGCAGAGCCAGTACCCGGGCCTTGTCTACCTCGGGATGACTCCCGGTGTTCAGCAGTCGGAGAATCGCCGCAGGGAACTGATCTCCCAGGGAATCCCCCCGGCGCGGGGGAACGTGGGGCGTGTCCCTCGCTATGTCTCCGGCGAGGAGGCCCTTCAGGAGTACTACAACTGGGCCCCCCGAAGGCGAGAGGATTTCATCGCTCAGGCCAAGGTCGCCGGCCTCATCCCTAGCGAGGGTGGGGAGATAGAGGGTGCCCGCCTCTGGCGGACGCTGGTCGAGGAGGCTAGCTATTACAACCCGTACGGGACCACTGAGCGCAAGCGTGTCTCCCCCTGGGACATCCTGACCTCTTATGTTCGCCAGTCCGGAACCTCCGCTTCCGGCTGGCGCAGGGACCCGAGCAACCCGAACTTTGAGGTCAACATGGTGACCGGCGAACGCCGGTACGTTGGGCCGAGATTCACCACGCAAACTGACACGGCAATCAATTACACGGACCCGGCAACGGCGAAGGCCATCGCCACCGCTGTGTTCCAGCAGATGATGGGCCGGGACCCCGGGGAGGGTGAGCTTGACGCCTGGGCAAATGCCTTGCACGAGGCGGAGTCGCAGGCTCCCGTTACCCGGACTACCACGTCTGAGCATGACCCGGTGACGGGCGAGATCATCGGCACCAGCTCCACCAGCTCCGGCGGCCTCGACGCCGCCGGGCGGCAGTACATCGCCGAGGAGCGTGTCAAGGACACGCAGGAGTACGCGGACGTGCAGGCGGCGACGACCTACGCCAACGCCTTCGAGTCGGCAGTATTCGGCAGCCCGAACCTGGGGGCGTAATGGCTGTCAACGGAGATGATGTAGTCAAGGTGGCTCGTACCGCGCTGGGCGTGAAATACGTCTGGGGCGGCAATAGCCTCACGAGCGGAATTGACTGCTCCGGTCTCGTGCAGCAGACCTATGCCCGGCTGGGAATCAACCTTCCCCGGGTCACTTATGAGCAGATCAATGTTGGAGCAAGCGTCTCGATTGGCAAGCTCCAGGCCGGCGATCTGGTCTTTTTCGACACGGACAAGAGCACCAGGGGTCCTGACCACGTAGGCATTTACATTGGTGGCGGGAAATTCATTCACGCCCCCCGAACGGGGGATGTAGTCAAGATTTCCAGCCTCGGGGATTCCTACTACGCAAACCGCTTCATGGCAGGACGCCGGATTTCCGGCGTAGCTGCTGGCACGGGCCGGGCCGCTGGCACTACTTCCGTTCAGCAGACGCACGAGCAGCGTGCGACCGCTGTCGAGCTGGCGGAGCGCTACGGCATGTCGTATGCCTTCTTTGATTCTCAGCCCGAGCTGAAGGTCCTCCTGAAGAAGGCGACGAAGGACCAGTGGACACCCACTCGCTTTCAGGGCGAGCTGAAGAACACCAAGTGGTGGCGACAGAATTCGGAGAGCGCCCGGGAGGCGCAGGTTCTCGCACGGACGGACCCGGCTACTTACAACGCCCAGATCTCCGCCCAGAGGGCGGCCATTCAGCAGATAGCCGTGCAGATGGGGGCTATTCTCTCTGACAAAGTTCTCGACAAGGCGGCTCGGGATAGCGTCACCTTCAAATGGAATGACGCGATGATCCAGAATTTCCTTGGCCGGTACGTGGACTTCCAGGAGAACCGCACCCTCGGCGGCCAGGCAGGCTCGGCCGCCCAGCAGATAACCAACCTGGCCTACAACCTGGGAATCCAGGTCAGCGACCAGACGGTCAAGAACTACGCGCAATACGTCGTGCGCGGTGTGGCCACCATGGATGAGGTGCAATCCCAGCTAAGGGCTCAGGCTGCCGGAACCTATCCCGGATTCGAGGAACAGATCATGGGCGGCGATTCCATCCGGGATATCGCCCAGCCCTACATTCAGGCTGCCGCCAGCGAATTGGATATGGCGGATACGGACCTGGACGTGTTCACGCCCCTGATCCGCAATGCGATGAATCGCCAGGACAGGCAAGGGAATCCGGCCCCGATGACGCTCTCCGATTTTCAGCGGAGCCTTCGGGATGACCCCCGCTGGGGTCAGACGGACACCGTCCGGGACAACGCCCTGTCCGTCGGCCGACAGGTACTCCAGGCAATGGGGTTGGTGGGGAATGGCTAACGTTTCGGAAAAGGCGGAATCCTTTGGGTTGAGCCTCCGGCTCATCAACTCCAACAAGGAGCTTAAGAACCTCTTCAACAAGGCCGTAAAGGGCTCCTGGAGCGCCGAGCGCTTCCAGGCCAGCCTAAAGAACACCAAGTGGTGGAGAAGTCAGAGCCAGACGCTCCGGGAGTACGTGACTCTCCGGTACACGGACCCTGGGACTTGGAAGCAGGATCGCAGCAATGCCGCTGCGGAAATCAAGGCCATGGCCACGAGGGTGGGAATCAACACCATCAGCAGTGGCCTCCTTGAGGATGCGGTCTACAACAGGCTCGCCCTCGGCTGGAGCGACGCCCGCCTTCAGAACTGGCTTGGCGGGCGAATCCAATTCGCCAAAGGCTACGCCTACGGAGACGCCGCGGAGGTCTGGGATAACCTTCATGACCTCGCCTATCAGATGGGTATGCAGTACTCGGATACCTGGTACCGCAATGCCACCCGGAAGATTCAGGCTGGCACTTCGACTCTTGCGGAGCATGAGGCGTACATCCGCAAGCAGTCGGCCGCGAAGTTCAAGAATTTCGGCCAGCAAATCCGAGCCGGCATGTCCGTTCAGGACCTCGCGGCCCCGTACATCCAATCGGTCTCGCGAATCCTGGAGATCCCCGAGACGGACATAGACGTGTTCACCAACAAGTACGTCTACAACGCGATGCAGGGCGGTCACGCCGGGCAGAATTTCCCGCTGTGGGATTTCGAGCGGATTGTTAGATCCGATCCGCTCTGGCGCAAGACGAACAATGCCAGGGAGAGCATGATGACGACCGCCAGGGGCGTCCTGAAGGACTTCGGATTGGCCTACTGAGATGACGACTCCAGCGCAGTACATCCCGCCTCAGTTTCAGAACACCATCCCCATCTCCAACGGCTCTTCTACCAACTGGGGCGCGAAACTCCAGGGTGAGCAGCGGGACGCCTACAGCGCCCTCACGGCGCTGTTCAACAGCTACGGCCTGGGCTCCCTCGCGGGGAAGATTTACGACTACCTGAAGGAGGGGTACGGGGCCGACACCATCGCCCTGCTCCTCCAGGACACTCCGGAGTACAAGCAGCGTTTCGCAGCCAACGAGGCGCGCCGAAAGGCGGGACTCCCGGTGCTGTCTCCTGCTGAGTACCTGGCCGCTGAATCCAGCTATCGACAGATCCTCCAGGATGCAGGGCTGCCCAAGGGCTTTTATGACAACCCCGCCGATTTCCAGGGCTGGATTGCCGGGGATGTAAGCCCGACCGAAGTCAAGACCCGCGTAGACCTGGAGGTTCAGGCCGTCAGCCAGGCCAACCCCGAGTTCAAGCGGGCCCTCCGCCAGCTCTACGGCGTGGACGAAGCCGGCATCGTGGCCTATTTCCTGGATCAGTCCCGGGCTGTGCCAATTCTTCAGAAGCAGGCGGCAGCCGCCCAGATCGCCTCTGCGGCTTTGCGGCTGGGCATTAGCCAGGTCGGCCGGACCGACGCCGAGTATCTGGCCACGATGGGCGTGACCGGAGATCAGGCCATTGAGGGTTTTGGGAAAATCTCGGAGTCCTTCAATCCGCTCAGGGCGATCGCCGAGCGTTTCGGCACGAGCTGGGACCTGGAGGACGCGGAGGAGGAGGTGTTCGTGCCCGGCGCCCCGGGGGCGCGCCGAGGGCGAATGCTGCGCTCTCAGGAGCGGGCCCTCTTCGCCGGCTCGTCCGGGAGTGCCGCCCGCGGCGGCTTGGCCGCATCTGCCCGGCAGACATGAGGAGCCGGGAGGGGCGTTCCACTACACCGTGCCCCTCCCGGCACGCCCGCAGGTGCGGGCACAAAGCGAACTGCTGCTCGCTTGAAACAACCCACGCGGGGTCACCTCCGCTTTCGCGGAGAGGTTGGCCTCTGGCCAGGTGCGCGCCGCGCTCCCACCTCGGACCACCCCCGCTCTCGCGGGGAATTGTCGTGACCTGTGCAGCCAGGCCGCTAGTTGTTCCCTAACAGCATCGACGTTGCGATCCTCACCGGCCACGCCGGTGCAACGCCTCCTTTCTATACCTCCTGAGGGGGCAATCGCAACGCGAACTGGTACACGATTAGTCTTTTCCGTATTGCGGAAGTATTCTTCCATTGAGCGGATCGACCGGCCCCGCTTGATTAGGAGTCCGGTAGCGGAGCGCGAACCCTTCCCCGGGGGGCGAGCAGGCCGCGAAAGGGATACGGGAGACAAGCGCAATGACTGACGGATACGGCTTCAACGACTACTCCGACGCTGGAGAGCCTGACCCGACAACCGGCCCCAAGTGGTTCCGGGACTACATGGACAAGGTCTCTGAACAGCTCAAGGATATTAAGGCGGAGAACGATCGCCTCAAGACGCAACAGCGTCAGCAGGCCGTAGCCGAACAGCTCAGGGCGCAGGGCTATAACCCGGCAGGCGCGAGCCTTTTCACGGGTGAGCCCGAGCAGTTGAACACGTGGCTGGAGGCGCACGGAGACGCCCTCGCGCGGCTTCCTGAGTCGCCCAACGAGGGCGCCCAGGAAGAGGCGCCGCAGGCGCCCTCAGGGCCTCCTCAGTCCACCGTGCCGACTGCTCTCCAGGAGCAGATGGCGGCCATGGCAGAGGCCGGCACGTCCGGCACCGCTGCCCCTCAGGGCGCTGAGGCTGAGTTGGTGAACCAGCTCAAGAACGCCAGTCCCGAGGAGTTCGCCCGCATCATGCAGGCGAACGGAAGCCCCTTCTCCTGGTGATCCCTACTGGACTCCAGCACTAAGGCAAGATCATGGCGAATGCCTATACAGATACGACCGCGCTGAGCAATGCCGTCAAGGCGGCGTATGACAAGCTCTTCGAGTTCAATCTTCGGTCTCAGCCGCTTTTCCGGGCCCTTGCCGACAAGCGCCCGGCGCAGCAGACCAACCCTGGCAGCTCCGTTACGTTCGAGCTGTACAACGATCTCGATGAGCAGACCGCGACTCTGACCGAGACGACCGATCCTGATGCTATCGCGGTCGGGAATACGAACACCGTCACCCTGACTCTGAATGAATACGGTGCTGCGGTGCTCCGGACTCGGAGGCTGCGTCTCTTCGCGCTCTCCGACGTGGACCCGGCTATCGCGAACATGATCGCCTACAACGCGGCCACCAGTGTTGATACCGTGGTTCAGACCGAGCTTCGCGGCGGCTCCCGCCTCATTCAGAAGATGGCTGGGGATGTCACCTACGTGACCAACGCCTCCGCCTCTACGGCGGCTACCACCATGGCGGCCACCGATGCATTCGACTCCAGCATTGCCCGGCTGGCCACGGCGAAGCTCCGCACTTCTCTGGCGGTGCCGAAGCGGGGCAATCTCTACGGCGCCTACATCCATCCCGAGGTTAGCCACGACCTGAGGGCTGAGAGCGGTGCGGGCGGCTGGCGCCTCCCGCACGAGTACTCGGCTGTTGGCAATATTTGGGCTGGCGAGATCGGCACCTATGAGGGTGCTTTCTTCGTCGAGTCCCCTCGGTGCTACAACGCGGTCGATGCCGGTACCGGCGACAACACCGTTCGGCGTTTCCGCACCTACTACTGCGGCCAGCAGGCCCTTGCCGAGGCCGTGGCGGAGGAATTCCACATCGTGGCCGGTCCCATTGTGGACAAGCTGGCGCGTTTCCGGCCGCTGGGGTGGTACGGCGTGGCTGGCTGGAAGCGGTACCGCGAAGAGGCTCTTCTCCGAGTCGAGACTACTTCCTCGATTGACTCAGAGTAATAGCCGTGCAGTGGACCTGGACGCCCCCCAGGGTAGATGAAGGGCCGGTGACCTGGAATTCACCGCTCTTTATCAGATACAAGCTGAGCAGGGGTGTCACGGTCCTGGAGGGACCTCCCGGAGTTTTCCGGGAGGTCCGCTTCCCCACTCAGGATGAGCTGCGGGAAGCAGTCGCCTATTGGGTTGGCGGCTATCAGTACGACGTTGACGACACCAAGAGGGCCCAACTCATTGCGGCCGGCGTCGCCACTGAAGACCAGTTCCTTATCCCGTCCGGCGCGTACGGCGGCGGCGGATATGGTGACGGACCCTACGGAGAATGAATGGTCACGCTACCCTCCCGAGGGTCCACCGATTGGGATGTGACGCTCAATAAGGCGCTCACAGACCTGGATGGCTGGGACACCGAGCACATCAATGGGACCGATCCCCACGGGGATCGCCAGTGGGCGGACAACCGCTTTGCCCGGCAGCCTGCTTCGGCTGCCGACTTCCTTGCCCAGAATCAGTTCTGGATTGCGCACAGGGGCAGTGGCGGGGAATTCCCTGAGCACACCATGACGGCCTACTCCGGCGCTACCGGCGCCGGGGCCGCGGCCATCGAGGTCTCCGTGCAGACCACCGCGGATGGCGTGCCTGTCTGCATGCACGACTCCACCCTGGACCGCACCACCAACGGCACTGGCGATGTCGGCACGATGACCTACGCCGAGTTGCGCGAGACAGTTCAGGTGGACATCGGGTCCACCCTTCTCGGTCCGGGCTGGAGTAGCCAGCCCATCCCTACCCTCCGGGAAGTCCTTGACCGTTTCTGGGGGAAGGTCGTCATCTTCCTGGAGGCGAAGTCGAACGCCTCCATTCCCCTGGTCCAGGACCTCATCACGCAGCAGTACCCCAGCTCGAACCGCTCGGTGATCTGGAAGGGTTACTACACCAACAACAGCTTCCAGTGGGCGAAAAATAACGGGTTCACCACGTGGGGTTATGTGGACGCTGACACCACTGACGAACAGATGAATGCGGTCGATCAGTACATCGACATGTGGGGTGTTCCCCACTCGATGACTGACGCCCGTATCGCGGATGTGGTGGCGAGGGGAAAGCCGGTTATCTGCTGGGAAGTCCACCGTCACGTGGACGTGACTCGGCTTACCGATCTCGGTGTCCGCGGCTTTATGGCCGCTCAGTGGATCTACCTGAATCAGGGCCTTGGCCTCAAGGTCGCTCCCACTGTCGGCAAGATCTGCCAGCCGGGCACGCTCGGCGTGGCCCGTTATGACCCCGCATTCGCCCCGAGGTTCGGCACGGATAACGACATCTACATTCCGCAGCAGCCGAACCAGAGCATCCTAATGGGCGGCCACAGGGCGCCCGACGCCGGCACGTACACGATCTCCTGGTCGATGAAGTGGCCGACCCTTCCGGGCGGCACTCTCCATTCCGGCATCGCGTTCTGTCGTAGCCAGGATGACGTGTACCAGTTCAACAGCACCAATGACGCCTACGGCACGTATGCGTCGCCTGGCGGCTATCACTGCCTGGTCCGCAATGCTGGCGATATCCAGATCTATAGCCACACCAAGGGCGTCACCACGGGCACACAACTTGGAACCCTCGCCACGGAGGCGCCCGTGGCGGACACCTGGATGACCTTCGAGACCGTGGTTTCTCCCACGGGGATCACCTTCCGGCGTACCGACACGGTGACGCCGTACACGCTGACGGTCAACACGACCACCTATCGGGGCCGTTACTGGCACCTGTCCACGGGCTCCGTTTCCACCGCGGGCTCCAGCCCGCATTTCCGAGTTACAGGAGTGGCGTAGCCATGGATTACGACGACCGGTTCTGCCCCGAGGGCCCTGCCGGGAACACGACCATCGTCCAGCAGGATGAGGCGGAGATTCTGAACCGCACGGCTATCCAGCCTTACAGCTCGGTTGAGACTGCTGGCTACCAGGAGAGCGAGGCTCACTGATGGCGTGTACCTCCGGGTGCAAGACTCGGGATCACGAGAGCTACGGCGCCTGCCTTCAGGCGAAGTCCGTGAGGACCTACCTCGCAAGCCCCTCAAAGGGCCTTGACGGCACCCTACAGAAGAAGTGGGATGCAGAGCTGTCTGCTTATCGGGCAGCTCGTCAGGAGGGCATACAGCCCGATTCAACGCGCATGCCTGCGATAGAGAAGGCTCGCCGGCTTTCCGACGAGAACGGCGCGGCCTATGGCCGCGACTTCCACGTAGCAGCCCCGATGGAGGAGTAATGGCTACCGGATTTTTTGGTATCGAGGACGCCACGGACTCCCGTTTTCGGGCTAGTGTCACCGAAGACGGGGCCCTGAAAGTCACGGGGAGCGTGACTTCAGGCGGTACTACGACCGCTGACCAGGGGGCCGCAGGCTCGGACCCGTGGCCGGTTTCCGTGAGCGGCACGGCCACCGTCTCCGGGACGGTCGGCCTGAGCACCGGCGCGAACACGGTGAAGCTGGACGCCGCTGCTAATACGGTCAAGCTCAGTGGCGCTACGGGCACTTCTGGGGTGGCCAGCGCCACCACGGCCGCCCCGGCCGCCGCTGCTGTCCTCGCCCACATTGACACGCTGGAGGGCCCGCATATCGTGCGGGCCTACACCTTCATCAGTGGCACCACCGCAGCGGTGGATATTGACAACATCGCTCTTTACGCCAATGGCACCGAGGTGACCCGAGTCATCACCCCCGTGGTCGGCACGACCGGGGCGACCGGCCTGGGCGTCCTCGAACTCCAGGTTTTCAGCGTCCCCACCACCGGCTCGGTCGAGTTGCGAGCTGCGGCCGACGCCACGGCGGGCTCTTCCTACAGCGTCACTCTGGTGGCTACCCCCACGCTGGGGCTCTGATGGCGCCGACCCTCGATGACCTCGTGCAGAGGGTGCAGAGGCAGCTCCTCGGGCCCACCCTGAACCAGGAGACCGTGACCGAGCTGGCCGCCGACCTGGCGGCCGACGACATCACGTTCACCGTGGACCCGACCGACCTCCGGTCGATCGCTCGCGGAGTCGTCGAGATCGATGACGAACTGCTGCTGGTCCGCAGCTACGACACCACCTCGGGTGTCGTCACGGTGATGGGCGGAGCCCGAGGAAGGGGCTACGCGGGCACCACGGCGGCCCCTCACGCGGCTGGCTCCCTGGTGACCACCGCGCCGGCCTACGCCCGCCAGGTCGTCAAGGATGCCCTTGCCGACACGGTGATGACTCTCTATCCCGACCTCGTTGTTTTCGGAGAGACAGAGATCGTCAAGACCTCCGTGGTCTGGGAATACGAAATGCCCTCGGAGGCCGAGGACGTTTGGTATGTCACCGGCTCCACGATCGGCCCCACCCGGGTATGGATGCCGCTTCAGAACTGGCGTTTCAACCCGGATGCGGCCACCTCGGCCTTCCCCTCGGGGAAGTCAATTCAGCTTCTTGACGAGATCGTTCCCGGTAGGACTTACCGGGTCGTCTACGCCAAGAGGCCGCAGCTTCTCGTCTCTGGGGCCGATGATTGGTCCCTGACCGGATATCCCGACTCGGTCGCGGAAGTGGCTGTATGGGGCGCCTGCGCCCGTCTGGTGACCACCTATGAGGCGGCCCGCCTTCAGCAGCGGGCAGTTGAGTCCGTGGAGCGCAGCAAAATTGTCGGGCCTCAGTCCGCCCTGCGGACCGCTGCTTACTACCAGGAGCTTTACGCTCAGGCCCTTGAGCGCGAGAAGGCTCGTCAGTTCTCCGAGATGCCCAGCTATCAGAACTACCAGGGGTCGTAAACGTGGCCAACAAGTACTACTACTCCAACACCGCCGTTGTTACCGAGCTGGTGGGGAGTATCGCCAGCGGAGACACCACCGTAGTGGTGGACTCCGCCTCGGGCTATCCGGTGACGTTCCCCTATGTCATCGCTCTGGATTACGACACCGATACCGAGGAGCTGGTGAAGGTCACCAGCGCTTCGGGGACCGCGCTCACAGTCGAGCGGGCCTTCGGCGGGACTTCCGCTCAGGCGCATTCCGCCGGGGCGGTCGTCAAGCACGTGTACAACGCAATTGACGCTACGGACTTCCGTACTCACGAGGACGCCTCTTCGGGGGTTCACGGGGTTATTGGTGATGTGGTCGGCACTTCCGATACGCAGACTCTCGCCAACAAGACCCTGACGAGCCCCAATATCAGCTCACCGGACATCTCTTCCCCGACCATCACCGGCACTGTGGCCGGTGACATGACGTTTTCCGGCGCTCCGGTGTTTAACGGGGTGACCACCTTCAAGGCGAAGGCGGCCCTCAGCTGGGCCGACGTCGAGACGCCTACGGCGACTAGCGCCGCGCTGACCACCAGCGCGGAGAGCGACACGGAGTGGCGCTTTGTCCTGCGGGCCGACGGACAGATGGGATGGGGCGATGGCACGAATGCGCCGGACGTTGTGCTGTATCGCGACGTGGCCGGCGGTCTGCGCCTTCTGGATTCTCGCCTCCTGGTAACCCACACCGCTCCGGCGAATATTGTTCTGGCGAGCCTTGTTGATGCGGACACGCAGCCCCGATTCGAGGTCCTGGCGGACGGCTCTCTCTGGTGGGGCGATGGGGGCGCAGCCCCCGATGTGACCCTGCGCAGGCCGCAGGCAAATGTTTTGGAGACGCCGGACATTTTCAGGGCTCGGGTGGAGACCACCACGGAGGGATTCACCGCCAAGAGCGGCTTTTCCGTCACCTTCGGCGGTGCACGCAAGACGTGCGGTGTCTGCACCATCCGGATTGACGTAGTGCGCACCGGCTCTCAGATCAACGCCAGCTCGGCGGGGAACATTGATGACACCGACGTTGCCACCATCCCCGTGGGATGGCGCCCGGCGGCCCTCTTCGGGGCCGTGGCCTCCGATGGTTTTGGGGACGGTGAGGCCCGCATCGACACGGACGGCACGGTGACCATCCGCACGTGGTCCAGCAATGGGGCCATCGTGCCGAATGATCGGACCATCCGGATCACTGCCACGTATGTGATGTGACGCCATGACGGATGCTCAGCCGCCTGCACGGCTCCCATTCCCCCTCTCCGGGAGGGTGGGTTCTGCCTCTGATCTGTATTCGCCGGTTGGCCCCGCCTACGACGTGGCCATCGGCGGAATGCCTTTCTTTCTGGCGGTCGACGAAGACCGCCCCATGACCAGGGAGTTGGCGCAGATCAAGAAGGATCAGTTCGACAACCAGCAGAATCCTGGCGAACAGTCGCTTGCCGACTGGTGGCTGAGATCCCAAAGTACTTTCGTTGGTGGTGCCGGGCTCCTCTATCAGGACCCGGACACCAGTAATCAGTACGGTATTCAGTACGGCTCCAGCACGGGTTTGAGCCCGTGGGTGAATGGTCGTCTCTCCCTGCTGCGCAGGACCTATCAGGATGTCTCTGCGGGCACCACAGAGCCTCATTTGTTGCTCGGGTACTCGGATGGCACTGATAGGTATTGGAGCGCCGCAGACGCCGTTCTCACGTCCTCTGACGGCACTACACACACCACGGTCACATGGGGTGGAGCTGGCCCAATTACGGGCCTCGCCTCGGACGGCAGTCGGTACTTCGCCGCCGACGACATCGGCGTGTACTCCGGCACCGGAAGCGGTGCCGGAACCCTCCTGTGGAACACAGGGAATCGCACGATCCTCGGATGGGCAATGGGCCGCCTGATGGCGGGTATCGGTCCAAGCATTTACGAGCTGGCGGGCGGCACGCCTCCGACGCTGCCCGACCCCCTCCTCACGAGCGATGCCGAGGGCTGGCAGTGGACCAGCATCACCGAGGGCGCCAGCGTCATCTACGCGGCCGGTTACAGCGGCTCGGTGTCGGCCATCTACGCGTTCACCCTGGACACGTCCGGCGCTGCGCCCGTCCTGGTCCCCGCCGGCCAGGCGGCGGCTCTCCCCCACGGGGAGATCGTCAACACCATCTACGGCTACCTCGGCAGCTACATCGGCATCGGCACCAACCGGGGCCTGAGGGTTGGCGAAATCGGGGACTCCGGCGACATCGCCTACGGGCCCCTCCTGGTGGAGACGCCCGTTCATGCGGTCGTCGGGTACGACCGCTTCCTCTTTGCCAGCGCCGAAGACTCCATCGACGGCAACAGCGGGCTGTACCGAGTTGACCTCGGTCAGCCCATCTCCAATGAGGGTGTTGCCCCGAGCCTGCGCTACGCCTACGCGACAGACCTCCAGGCGCACGTTCCCGGCGCCGTGGACGGCGTGACCCTGTTGGGCAACAGTGACCGCCTGGTCTTCTCCGTCAACGGCCTTGGCTCCTACGTGGAGCACGCCTCCGAGCTGGAGCCCACCGGCACGTTCTATACGGGCCGAGTGCGCTTCAACACCCTGGTTGACAAGATCTATAAGTTCATCACGGTCCGCAATGAGAGCCCTTTGAAGGGCTCGATCACTGCGTCGATTATCGACCCCACCGGGGGCGAGACGAGCATCATCACCGTGTCAGGGAGTCGTCGCATAGAGAATGCGACGCTGAAGGCCCCGATCACCACAGCAGAATGGGTTCAGGTGAAGTTGACCCTGACCCGGGATGATTCCGATTCCACTGCCGGGCCGGTCGTCACCGGCTGGCAGTTGAAGGCCCTGCCTGGAGAGACCCGGCAGCGGGTATTCATGCTGCCGCTGCTGTGTTTTGACATCGAGATGGACCGCTTCGGTCAGCAGGTTGGCTGGGAGGGCAGAACCCTCCCGAGGCTCGACGCTTTCGAGCGGATCATTCAGCGCGGAGACGTGATCTCTTACCAGGATCTCCGGACGAATACGACGACTCAGGTCGTCGTGGACGAAGACCAGTCTGGCGGTTATGAGTTCCGCCAGACTTCCCCGCCGGGCAACTGCTCCGGCTGGGGTGGATACATCTACGTCCGTCTTCGGACCGTGACGGACTCGATCAGCTAGGAGAAAAGATGAACGAGCACCACAGGCGCATCCTGCGCTTCTTCCAGTCCACCCACCTCCCCGCGCACCTGCGGGAGGTCAGCCAGAAGTTCGAGACGCTGGCCTACGACCTGGCGGCCATGGATCTGGACGGCCCGGAGCTGACCGTCGCTCTCCGGAAGCTCCTTGAGGCCAAGGACGCCGCCGTTCGTGCGGCGCTTCCGTCGCAGGACTGACATGCCTGACTGGATGCCCCGAGACGAGATCCTGAACCCCGTCACAGATGTCGAACGAGAGGCCGTGAGGACCGCTCAGCGGGCCCTGAGTGTGCGGGAGACAGGATTGCTCGACGACGTCACGAAGGCGTCTCTCAGAGGCATTCAGAGGCTTCTTGGACTCCCGGTCACAGGTGTGCTGGACCGGGTTACAGCAGACGCTCTGGAGCGTCTGAGACCACCTGGACTCAGGGAGTAGATATGGATGTGGAGAAGGCCGCCGACATGGCGGAGAGGGCCCTTTGGACCGGCGCTCAGGCTGGCCTCAGCCTGCTGGCAGTTGAGCTTGCCGACGTTTCCGTCTGGTGGGCTGCGCCCCTGGCGCTTGTGCTCTCATCGGCAAAGAGCTGGGTTGTTGGACGGCTTAATGGGTGAGGACCAGAGCATAGGGGTAGCAATAGCACTGGAGGCGCTGAAGGGCGCGGTGAATACGGGATTCGCCCGTATCGATGGCCGACTGGACGGAGCCCTTCAGCGAACGGATGTGGTAGAGAGAGATCTCAAGGACGTTAAGACCGAGATCGAATCTCTCGACGAGTCGGTTCGAGCCGCCCTGGCGGCCCAGGAGAGCCGTATTTCCAGCCTGGAGAAAAAGGTGTGGATGGCTGCCGGATTCGCAGCCAGCATCGGAGCCGGAGGCGCAAGCCTCTGGCAGATCCTCGGGTAGACTGGAGTTGCCCGGGACGCCCTCTCTCTCGGCAAAAAGAAACCCCCTCCCGAATGGCTCCCGGGAGGGGGTTTCTGCGTGTGGCTACTTCTTTTTCTTCTCCGCCTCCTCCTGCTTCCGCCTCTTCTCTGCCTCTTGTGCCTTCACTTGACAGGGGCAGGGGTTCCCGGGGGTGGGGGGACCGGGCGCCACATCGCCGCATGCACAGAAATACACACCGTCTCCTAACTAGGGGATGCGTGCAGTTTGCATCACCGGATGCGGGCTGAGGGGTGGATCACCGAGTGTCACCCGATCGGGTGATCTTAGGGTCGATGAGGTTGTCATTCCCCCACCACCACATTCATGAAATTCCCGGCCTTGTCGAAGGTGAAGGCCGCAAGAGAATCGGAGCGCCCGAAAACCTTCGGGGCGAAGGGCTGGAGCACAATCGCTACGGTCGCCATTTCCGGTACCTCCCGGATCTCGACTCCGATGCCGAGGTCTCGAAACAGCGCCTCCAGGCGCTCTCTATCGGTCACGCGTCCTCCCCCTCCGGGATCATCTCCACCTCGCCGGCGAGCCTGGCAGGCAGCTCGGGCGCCTGCTGCTGCACGTAGCTGGCCCACCCGTTGGTGGGCTGCCCAGTAGGGGGAGGAGCATAGCGGGGCGCCGCAGGCGGCACCGCCTCCCGTGGCACAGGTGCCACCAGCTCCAGGACCTTGCGGAGCTTCCGCAGGATCTCCTGCGTATCCGCATCCCTCGCGATGGAGACAGTCGTCTCGGAGTCCTCGTCACTGACCAAATACGTGACCCCGTTGCGGGTCTGTTGCTGCCGAACTTCAGGCATCGCCCCTCCTGTCCGCTCCTCTCTTCGCCCACAGGGGCACCACGGTTGCGACCCCGGGTCGGGGCATCTGTATGGTCTCCTCCAGGTCCACGGGGGCCGACACGGAGACGGCCCGCGCGTTCGCCAGCTCGGCCCTCAGGGCGCCGTTCTCACGGCGCAAGCGCCCTATGTGGGCCTCCGCCGCGTACCAGGCTTTCTGGTTGCTGGCGGCCCTGGCGGCCACCTCACGCAGCTCGGCGCGCGCGTCGACGAGCCGCCTGATTGCCTCGTCACGCTCCCTGAGCACAACTGAAAGAGGCGGGCACCTGTGCGCCCGCCTCTTCGGAGTCCTGCCCCAGATCCTCCACTTCACGTCTCGTCCTCCTCTCTGAGGATTGCGAGGATTCTTTCCAGCTTGCTGAGGGAGGGCCCGGGTACGCGACCGTAGTCGCGCACAAGGCCAAACGTCCTCAGCTCGTCCAGGGCGGTGCCGTACCGCTTCTCTCGCCTGCGCTCTTCCTCCTCTCGCTCCCGGATGGCACGCTCGCGCCTCGCCTGCGCTTCGCGCGCCTCTACCTCCGCGGCAATGGGGCAGACCCCGCTGACCACGCACATACCCGACTCACAGCACGGCACGGGTCACTCGCAAACTGCACCGGGGAGCGAGTCCAGCTCGGTCTCCCCGTCCGCCAGACCGGTAGCGGCCACGCCGACATTGCCTCGCGCCACCAGACCGTTGGCCAGCCGAGTGCCATCCTGGCAGTCGATTTCCACGTGGTAGCCAGCGGGGTCGTGCAGCTCGGCGGCGACTGCGTCCATAACGTCGCCCAGGTGGTCCACGGAGTCCACGTGCACTACCACGTGCCTAGAATTGCCGTCGGTCTCAGCGCTCACGATCTCGTAGCTCGGAACGGGCTCGCTACCGCCTGCCGCTATGCCGATTACGGCGATTACCGCCAGCAGGCCGAAGGCCGACCCGATACTGATAAGTGACCACTTCTGCCAGGTGCTCATGGTTTCCCCTCTCATATGGTGATGTGCCGCTCAGTTGGGAGTACGATCCCGCTGAGCGGCACGCGGAGCTAATCCAACCGCCTAGCGGCTTGGCGCCAGGTGGCTCCCAAGTCCTGCAATCGCTGTACTCGCGTGGCCTTTAGCTTCATGTAGCTCGACACGTCAGGCGCCACGTGGTCAAGGACTTCATGAGCGGGCTTGCTCTCATGCTGCGCCAGCGTCTCCAGTGGCACGCCAAGCCGGTGCAACGCCGTGCCGATCAGGCATCCGGAGCAAATCGGGCAGTTGCAGCGCTTCGCGGAGGAGGTGGCGCCGCGCCCGCGCCGCCGATACACATAGTTCGGGTCCTCAGCGGCAACCTCTCGAATCGCCCGCGCCAGGTCCTCGTCAGTGATGTTCTTCACGAGTCCAGCCCCCTGAGGAAACGGATGGCCTCGCCCCAGGGGGTCCCGTCATCCTGTGCCTCCTGAACCTCCCGCAAAGGGTCAGCGGCAGCGTACGAGACCGGGATACCGAGGGCGCGCAGCAGCGGAAGCACTTGCTCTCCCTCGTACCGCTCCAACCTCTCCAGCGGAACGCCGAGGCGATGCAGGGCCGTGCCGATCAGGCATCCAGGGATCAGCGTGCCGGACAGGGACTCGTGGGTGTACCGGCACATGTCGGTCCCCGCCTGCTGCTCGTACACGTGGTCTGGCCCCTCATCCGCCACGGCGAGTACTGCGTTTATCACGTCGGTTACGGTGATGTTCACTTCTCCTCCTTCGCCGGGTAGCCGTAATGCTCCAGGATGGAGGCCAGGTCTCCCGTGTCGTTGTTCCCGGGGTCATCGGCCGTATCGGCGATCCACTGCCGGACTTCCTCAATGGCAGCTTCGGCCTTGTCGGCGCGCCGTCCGTTGGCGATGCCGCGGTCGGCGTACTCGCCGAGCAGGCCGGTAAGGCGCCGAACCTCGGCCTCGGCCCGGTCGGCACGGGTTGCCTCCCCGGTGGCCTCCTCCTGCGCCTCAAGCAGGCGCTTTCTGGTCCACTCCAGGTCTGAGCTATCGACCGGTTCTGCGGTCCAGCTCGGGTCTGAGTTATCGCTCATTGCCTCTCCTCCTCGGGGGTCGCTCTCCCGGGATCGGAATATCCCAGGGGTGAATCAGGCGCAGGGCCATCGCAATAGCCACTGCGTGCGTGATGCTCTTGGCGGAGAGATGCCGCTTGGCGGTAGCTATGAGCTGATTGACGCTGCTCATTGAGATGCCCATGCGCCGGCCTGCGGCCTCAGCGGTGAGGCCCTGCGCGTGGTAACGCAGGGCCTCTAGCTGCCTCGGGGTGAGGGGTGACCACTGAGTCATCCCTGTTCTGCCATCTCCAGAAGCCGCCTATAGTCGGCGGCCCTCTGCTCCAAATCCCTCAAGCGCTTGCCCATTGCCAGCGCGCGTGAGCCCGTGGGCTGCCTGCGCCAAGAGAGGCGCAGCCTCTCGGCCTCCTCAACGAGCTTGGAGTGGCGCAGCGAAAGCTCCGCCAGGGTCAGAGGGTTCATTACTTGCCTCCCGCCTCGGACACCTCTTCGGCCTTGCGGCGGAGCATCTTTGCGTTGGCGTCCAGGTCATTGCCCGTGACCTGGACTACGAGGTCAGCAGCCTCCCGCAGCACTTCGGCGCGATATTCGCTGAGTCGCTGCAAGAACGCCAGGCCACGAGTGGACTGATCGTTGAGCCCCGACAGGAAAATCAAGGCGTCCCGGGCGCTCATGAACGCCTCCAAACGGCGTCCAGACGGCCTATGAGCCACCTCTCTGCCCTCTCGTAGGGCCACGGCTCTTCGCCGCCTCTGACGAGCCTCAGGGCCGTTTCCACGAGCTGCTGAGCGGCAGCCTCCGTCGGGGTCGGATCGGGTTCCACGTCCATCATTCCTCCGTGGTCCCGTTGATGGCTCGGGCGAGAGCGAGTGCCCAGGGGTTGACAACCCCTTCGTCGTCCCCATCGGACAGGTCGTCCAGCAGATCGGCCAGGGCGTTGCTTCGAGGCGACGGGTAGTCAAGCTCTCGGACCGCAGTTGCGGCCTGAAGCAACTCCCCGGAGGGGTTGAGATAGATCTCTTCAGCCGGAGATGAGCCCTCGGAGGGCTCCGGCTCCTCCGCTGAGCCAGGTGTCGTTTCCATCCATTCCTCTCTCGTATCGAATGGGCCGGGCTCCAACCTCCCTGACCAGCAGGGAGGTAAGGCCCTTGCCTGCGTCGTCCGCATCAGCGGCGCTGTAGATGATGGGAAAATCGTCGAGGGCCAGCCTGAAGTGGGGCTTCCATGCCTTGACGCCGGACAGGCCAACGGCCGGGACACCGGCCATGGTCCAGGAGATTGTGTCGATCTCCCCTTCGGTGACCACCAGGAAATCGGAATCCGCCTTCAGGGCGGCCACGTTGTAGAGGTGACCCTCTTCGCCCTCAGGCTTCAGGTACTTCCGGCAGTTCACTGCCTTGCAGTCATGCTGCCGTATGCAGCGGAAGTTGAGGGCCACCGGCCCCGCCGGCGTCAGGTACGGGATAGCAAGGCGTCCTCGGTACGCCTCGTGCCCCTGAGCGGGGCTGTCAACGACGCCCAGGCGGAACATACCTGCGGCCTCGGGGCCGATACCCCTCTTCGTCAAGTACTCCTGGGCGGCGGTATTTCCCCGAAGATCCCGCTGGTACTGAGATACCGAGATCTCCAAAAATGCGCGTTGCTCGCTTGAGAGCATCCTCACGGTTCACGCTCTCCATTGCCATGATCAGGTGCACTGCGGTGCCCCCGGCACCGCAGGAATGACAGAAGAAGACGCCCTTCTCCAGGTTGACCCGCATTGAAGGGCGTCTTTCTCCATGTATGGGACAGCAGCATTGCTGCTCTCCCCAGCGTGAGCCCTGAAGCTCAACGCCATAGTGATTCAGGATGGGTTCGAGGGGGATCAGTATCCGAGGCTCTGAAGCAGTGAGGCCCCCAGGGCGAGATCCATGCGGAGCCATGACGGACTCCCCTCCGGGAAATCGGCGAGAATGTCCAGCGTACCTACGCGTAGCAGGTATGCATCCCAGACGGAGACTGGTTTGCGTGGACGCTTTACCACCAGCATCCCAGTCTCGGCGGAGGCGTTCTCCATTTCAGTCAACGTCTCTCGCTGCCACGGGCCAATCAGCTGCGTAGCAGCAGCCTTCACCTCGATGACGAGCCCAGGTATCCCGGCAATGTCACCCTTGTCCAGGGCGCCCGAGAGGGCCCGGCGTTCTGCCGCTGGCCACCACTGACGGAGGTACTTCACGACCTCCGTCTCAGCCCTTGTGCCCTTCGCCTTGCTCTTGCTCACCTCCGGGTTCCCTCCTCGTACTTCTTCACGGCTTCGTCCACCTGATCCCTGCTGTAGTCGCAGCTGTCGTACCACTCCACGGCGTGCCAGACGCCTTCCAGGCGCCCTTGCATGGACCGAATGGCGTCCATCAAACCAAGGATGGTCCAGGTGTCCCGAGCAGCCGGAGAATCGCGCTCAGCGAGCTGAGAGAGCCGCTGAGCCATTTCTTCGACGGAACCGTAGAGGTCCACCAGATCCTTGGCGTACAGGTAGTCATAACTTCCGCCGCTCACCGGCAGCACCTCTTAACGTGCTCAAGGGCAACCAGCATTGCCGCATCCCATGACCCGGCACCGAAGAGAAGGCCCGTGGTGGGGGACCCTGTTGCGCAGTCGTGGCTCCAGCGCCAGAGACCATTTCTGTCCCGGTAGACCCGGGCCTTCCCTCCGATGGGCGGGGAGGGAATCTCACGCCCCAGTGGGGGGCGGAATTTAGTCGTCATCGGACTCGACCACCTCCCAGAGGGTGCCTTCACCCTCCAGGGGGAGATACCAGCCGCCTGCGCGGATGTCGTCACCGTGCATGTGAGTAACGCGGACAATATCACCCTCACGCAGTTCCTTGCCCGCCGGGTTGTCTGTCAGAATGCGAATCCGATCGTCGATGTAGACTCTCGGCAGCGCCTTCGTCCATGTGGGAGTCACCTCGACGAAGGGACCGTATTCCTCGACCAGGATGTCCGCCTCTATCTCCCCTCCTCTGCTGCCTTTGTGGTTGGGTGCCCAGACCAGCGTGCCGTAACCGTTTGGCAGGATGTACCAGACATCCGTCTCCCGATCCCGGTAGTAGCGCCCCGGCTTCAGCTTCATTCCGCTCCCTCTCTCGCTCGCTCCCGCTTCGCCTTCTTCCGCCGCGTGCCGGCGGAGGACTTTCTTGGTCTGCCTGTCGGGTTCTGTCCTATCGGATCAATCATGGTCGTCCTCCTTCAGCAGGTAATCGAAGCCCCTAATGGTCTCCCAGATCAACTGGTGCTCCGGGTAGAGCTGGAACATCTCACCCCGGGAGCGGAGGGTTTCCTCATCAAGTCCGGTCTGGGCTATCAGCTCCTCCCTTCGGCGAAGGGCTTCCTCTCGGGTCATCTTGATGACCGTGGGGAGCTTGAAGGTCGCGCAATCACACAGGACGGGGCTCCTGGCGACGAGAACCCGTCTCCGGCACGCGCTCTTGCTTCCCTTCACATGAGTACCGGTGTGGAAATAGCGTGGATGGCCGCAGTCCCGGCACTTTTCCTTGTCCTGGAGGCTCACGTGTTGGTCGCCTCCGGGTCGTAGTTCCAGCCCAAGATCTTGATTGCGAGTTCCCGCAGCTGCTCGATGCTGAGATGTACGCCATCACCGGAGGTGAGCAGGAGCAACCCCTCACCATCAAGGCACGTCTCCAGCAGCAGACGGCCCCCCCATCGATCTGCGATTTCCCAGTCGGTTGTGACATCGGGGTCATCGGCAAGAGTGCGATTACTCACCGGCGTTCACGCCTCCTCCGGCCAGAGCATTCCGAGAAGGGCTGCCTTGATGTCCACGCAGCAGACGCACGAGGCGTCAATGATCTGCCTGAAGGTATCGCTGCGGCTCAGCCCCTCGTCCTGGGCGATAGTCACGGCGGCCTCGGTCGCATCGAAGAGGAACATCGCCTCTTCGACTTCCATGTCGTCGTCATCCTCGGAATCCGTGCCGAGAAGTCCCCGGATCAGGCGATCTATTTCGTCACCCTCGTCCACTACGTCCTCCAAATTCTCGTACAGTTTGGGGACGGGGCCAATCCCTTGACCCCGTCACAAGCACTCTCACCTGATCTCCGTCCGCTCACAGCGGAGGCATTCGCGCATCTGATAGCCGCTGGACTTGTCCTTCCACCAGTCCGTCCACTTGTGGCCTATCAGTCGGCAGAGCATTTCCCCTCCTCGGCGGTGGTCGCGAAAAATACTCCATCACGGTCTTCTGGTCTCCCGAGAAGGGAGATGAGTTCTTCAAGAGCACTCATCTGCTCGCCAGCGAAGAGGTAGGATTCAGCCTTCTCCGTCAGAAGGTATGGAACGGGCTCGTCGGGATTCATCCCGCGGCCTCCGCCCAGGCAAGGTGAACCTCCTCGGAGAGGCCCGCCGGGGCCGCGAGCTTCCCCGCAATCAGAACGGGCGCCTGGCACGCCGTAACTGCGGCCAGGGCGAGCGTTGCGTGAACCTGGGCCTCCATCAAAGCCTCTCTGGCCGCGTCCTGGCGATAGGTGGCAGCCAGCTCAATGCACTCTTCGGCCCTCTTGTAGTGCTCGGGGCCTGTCACAGCAGGCCCCAGATGAAAAGCGCCGCACCGATGATGATGAGCATCGGCGGGATGCAACTCAGCCATGCGTTCTTGCTCATTGTTTCTCTCCCTCGTTGTAGTCCCAGTAGCCCGGGACGGATTGTGGGGCGACGTAATCGCCGACGTAACTAGTGCTGGCGTCAAGCGCCATCGGAAAGGCATTGTCCGCCTGCGGATCGGCCTTGGCGTGACGATTCTTGACGCAGGCAACGTGGAGCTGTCCGGCATAGTCGGTCCCGCAGGTGACAATCACCTCGGGAATGGCAGCCACCTTCCCGTGGATATCACTGCGCCTCGGGCAGGGGCGCTTGGTATTCGGTGAATCACTTGCGTGGTGAACAAGAAGGACATGGGCCCCCGTCTCGCGGGCCAGGATCTTGGATTGCCTCATCAAGTCCCGGAGGGTGGCCCACTCATCGCCAGCGTCGTGACCTATATCGCTAGCGATATCAACTACGATCTGTTCCGGGTACTGGCCCTCTACTTCGGCGTAGGCGTAGGCGCTACGCCAGATATGATCCAAGTCCGGATCAGGGCGGAAGTCGCAGCGGAGCCAATCAAATCCTGCGAGGATCTGGGCGGCGTCAGAGCGCCGGTCAATGAGCCAGCCTTCGGTTTCCTCGGTCGGCTGGCCAGTAACTCTTGCCAGGATGCGAGAAGCCACGGTAGTGCGGTCTGAGTCCGTGCTGAAAAGCAGGGTAGGCACCTGCATGTTCAGCACTGCGTTGAGCATGAGCCGGGTCTTGTGGGACCCGGGGATTCCGGCAAGCATCGAGACGGAGGCCCGCCGGAATCGGATGGATCGGGAGTCCCAGGATCGGAACGGAGCCGGGAGCGGGGCCGTAGCCCCGCTCCCACGGCTCACGCTCCGAGATAGCGTGAGCACCTATCCCCGATCAGGCCGGGACGACGGGGCCGAACCCGTTCACCATCTGTGCGATGTCAGGGTGAATCCAGAACTCTGGACCACCTGCCCAGTAGATCTTTCCCGCGGTGAACTGCTTGTTGTCGTTCCGGAACTGCCTGAACGCGTTCTTGTCTCCAACCGACAGCTTGTAGACCTGTGGCCAGTTCGGACGCGGCTTCGGGTCACGGTTGCCACCCTGCTGCTGCGGGGCCTGCTGGGGGAACTGCCCCGGAGCGGAACCCGTGGTCTGCCAAGCAGGCTGATTCGGAAAGGACTGGTTCGGCTGCTGCGAAGCCTGCGGGAACGGCCCCGCCTGGGGGAACTGCTGAGCCAGGGCCTGAAACTCGGGCGCAGGAACGGCGGCAGCCGTCCCAGTGGCCTTGGACCACGTAGAAATCAGCTCACCGATAACTCCGGCCGCCTCGGCGGCGGCGCTCAGCAGGCCGGCGGCCGTGTTGCTCCGGATCACGAGCATGGACCCGTCGGGGAGCTTCGGCGACCACGTGTAAACGTGGTTATGGGGATTGTCGGGAGCCTCCGGATAGGTCGGGGCCTCCCCGGCCCACATGCTCTCATCCTCCGGGGTGTTGCTGTCGTCCATCTCGGGTGCGGTGGTCATGGTGCTCACTTTCTGTGCCTTGGAGATCAGGAGCGGAAGAACGGGCGCGGCGGGGTCGGCTCGTCTGAACCGAACATCGTCTCGTGCAGCTTGACTACGAGTCCTGGAACGGCCGAAGCCCTGAGGGCCCGCAGGCTGCGGGCCAAGTCGTCCAGGTCGCTCCCCTTGACGATGATCATTGGGGTGTTCTTGTTCAGAGAAACTGAGTACTTCGGCTCTTCCATTCCCTCTCTCCAATCCATGAGAAAGGCCCCCATTCTCGGGGGCCTTGTGATGCTTCGTGCTGATGATGGTAGCTCCTGGAAATTGCTTGAGCATCAAATCCAGGGCTCGTGTGGCGGGATCGACTGGCATCACAATGGATGATGCCTGTGTTCTGTGGGCGGAGGCAGTTCTTTCCAGCTCAGAGAAGGCCATCCGCATAGCGCCTCCATCTGCCGCCGCTCGCGGCGGTTGCCTGTCGGAATCCAGTAACGCACCTTCGGCTTGCGCCGAACCTTCCGCACGTATCCGTGCCGGTAAGCGTCACGTGTGTGGATTGACGGGTCATCCGGCATGTAGTCGTATCGGGGTGTCTTGCGTTCCATGTCTGTCCATCCGGCGTACCGGAAATTCAAGGCCCGGTACACGTAGCCCATGTGCCCCTGCGTGGTGTCCGCGTACGACACCACGATCCGGGGAGGAAGCTGACGCAAAGCCCGGGAGACGAACCAGCTCTCGGTGTTCGTTGGCATGGAATCGTGAACCCAGAGCCTATTGAGTTCCACCACCAGGGATGGATCGGATGGGCACACCCCCATCTGGAGGTGCCTGCTGGCCGGGGTGCCGAAGGTGACCACCCCTAGCGCCTTGTCTCCCTCAAGGAGGCCGAAGGCGTGGGAAACCGTCGGCTTGCGGTGCATGTAGTGCTCCGCCTCCGCCACGGCTCGGGCCTCGGCATGTCCGAGGGGTTCGACTCTCACGGCCGGCCGGTATACCAGACCGGACCGACAGTGGTCAGGGGTGAGATACATGAGCCGGATGGTCCGGGTCCCACTTGGCGGCCTCGGGGCCGCCCACTGCGTAGCAAGCGCTGCGCGCGTCGCAGAAGAAATCGCAGTGGCTATCCAGCTTCGGAATGAAAATCCCCGCCTTGCGGGCTCGGTCCATCTGGCCGAAGAGGGCCCCCGTGTATTCCGGCGACCACTTCTCCAGGGTGGCAGGGTGAGCGTAAAGGCCAGCCGCCTTCTTGTCCGTTGTCCTGGTCCGGAAAGTGGCGCCGCGGTCAGCGGCGACGCCGTACTTCTGCATGAGCAGAGCGCGATAAGTGCCTAGCTGGTCCTCCTTCGCCAGAGAGCTGCCGCTTTTGGCGTCCACGATGATAAGGCCACCAAAGGTCTTATCCTCGAAAACGCGGTCAAGGTATGCCTTGATCTCCGCATCGCAGCCAGGGAGATATCCGGAGACATCCAGCTCAATAGCTGGCTCCCCGTCCGGGGTTATCCAGATCTCCCAGGAGGGCGACCTGAGTCGCCAGTCGATATACGACTGAACCATGGCGGGGCCATTGGCCCGCCACCACGTCTCACCCTCACTGGAGCGACGCTTGACGCGCCACTTCGATTGGTCGGGTTGAACTTTCTTCGCTTTCCTGATCTCCGCCTCAAGGGCGGAGCTGAATCCAGTTTCCGGGCCCCACGTCGCAACCGTGTTGCCGAGGGTTCGCGCCTCGCCCCACGTCGCGACCATATGGCCGAGGGTTCCCGCCTCGGCCTCGATGAGCTGGTTGTGATCCCACGATTCCATCGTGGCGTGCACGGCGTTCCCGCCGATGCTCCACCAAGCCGGAGGACCCTGGAATCCCTGGACCCTGCCTAGCTGATAACTCTTCCCACACATAAGCCAGCTCGAAAGCGAGCTGTACGAAACATGGTCAGGCAGCTCGCCGGCGGCGCTCCTTGTTGTACCTCTCACGGTCCAGCCTTTCCATTACCGGTATTTCAACCGTGGTGAATATTTGGATGTCCCCGACGTGCACCCAGGGTTGTACGTGAGCCCGGCCGCTGAAGGTCTGAACTCGGTACCACTGACTGTCGGCCGTGCGGCCCAAAATATTCGCCGCGCGCACCTGGTGGGAATGCCAGACCCAGGCGTCTGCCCTGGGGCGCCCCTTGGGCCAATTTGGGCGAAGGAGCTTCGGCCCTTCGGGAATTGTGGGCCCATTGCTCTCCTGGAAGAGCCGCCATTCGCGGGCCAGTTCTTCCGCGAGCTGCCCTGCGAGGCCAGTGCATTCCCGCACTCGGCCCCAGTCTCGGACACGGCGATAGATGTCGTGGCATATCCGGCCCCACTCAAGGCGGCGTTCCCTGGACCAGGATGCAGCTCGATCGAGCGTCCTCTTCCGGATGGCCTTGCGTTGCTTTGCGGTCCTGCCGCCCCAGACCCCATAGGGCTCCCCCAGGGTGTCTCTACGGCACTCATGCAGGACTGGGCATGTCCTGCAAATGGCTTTCGCCTTGGCTTCGTTGGTTTTTTCGAAGAAGATTTCCAGGGGCTCGCCCCGGCAGGCCCGGTCCGGCCGAGTCATCCACCGTCTCTCAAGATCCACCTCCATGAATCACCTCCCTCATAAGACGAAGGCCCCCGGTCTCTCCGGGGGCCTTCCATTACCACCTGTTACGACAGGTGGGCTCTGACATCAGTCTTGACAGCCATCGCATTGGATGTCAGTGGACTCAACTGGACTCCTGTGGACGGTTCGACCGTCCAAGTCCGGACTTTCCTCACCTCTCCGGTGGGGGATCAAGAGATCAGGATCTTTGTCATG